CAAATTAAAAGTCAAATTTACAGGTATTTCATTATATACAAATTTACCAGAATCCACGCAATTTTCTCCAGATGCTGCTTTTCCAGCAGTAGCAGAAAACCTATTTCTTCGTCTACTTGGATCTGGTGATATGTTTGCCATAATATAACTCATTCGTGGCAATTGATTTTCAATTCTTGTTCCATCTGTAATTGATGATGGATTCAAATATCTTTGAATAAATTTTTCTTGTGATGCATATGTTATGGGAACCCGAATTCTGAGGTTATTGCCACCATCTGGATCGGTATGCTCAACATGAATATTATTGAATAACGAACCGAATGCTACTACGGTTTTTCTAATATTGTTGTTATAAAAATAATCAAACATATTCTATATTACTTATCATGTATTATCACATACAGCAAATGGATCGTTTGGATCGTATGTATAGCCCTGAACTTCGGTCTGAAGAACGTCGTTGATTCCTGCAGTTGTTCCCAAAATATTGTTTTTGGGAATTATTGTACTTCCAGAAAGACCCTTTGTGGATGTATATGGATTGTTGACAGATGTATTTGGAGTAGCAATTTTTTCGTAACTGTATGTAAACAGTTCTGCTGTAATCTGATATGAATATAGTTTTCCCAATGGATACAATGGATTTTCATGTTCTACAAAGTTTATTTCAAATAAAGATTTTGAAAGAGGAAAATATATAAGATCACCTTCTCTTGGTCTGATTACAGTCGGATCATGATTTGTTACTTGATCCTTGAATCTTCTTCTAGCAACCAGTAATGTAATTTTATCTTTGATTTCAATTCCAAATTGCGTAATAATGTCTGTACCATCAAAACCTCTAAATGATTGAATATACATTTCAACAGTATAAATTTTTTCAAATGAAGAACCCGGATCTTCTCCAAATAATTTGTCAATAACAAAATATTTTCTTGGAATATAATAGCAATCTTGACCCATAGTCTGTATAACTTCTACAGTTATATCTTCAACCAAATCCTGTTCAGAATGTCTGTTGGTTAAATTTATATATGGGTTTGTTGCCATTTATTAGCCTATTAAAGGATCTACAGGTAATTCGTGTGTTCTTAGGAGGGTATTTTCAATGTCTGTTATTTCTTTCATAGCATCGGCCATTATAGCAGCAGCATTCAATTGAGCACCGCCCGGAAGAGGAACGCCAGCAAATTTTATCAAATTTTGTGCCCACTGTTTTTTCAATAAGGCAGCAAAATAGAGTTTAAAAATTCTATCTTCCCAAATTTTTGGATATTGATTTGGATCAATTTTTACATAAGCTTCGACCATCAAATACCTAGAACTGTCTATTTTTGTAAAATCCGTATCTAAAAATAATCTATCAGTTGCTTTTGAATATGTAAATGAAACTGGATAATTGAATACGTCATTAATTAATTCAACGTAACTCATAGATTGCATATAAGATGCCATTGGCCCCATTGGATAACCACTTTGATTAAAATACAAACCAAAGAAATCAAATAAAGTCATCTGATATCTTAAATCAAACATATAATCACCAACTTTATGGCCCGGTGCATACACTTTTGTTATGGTACGAATATCAGAAGCAATTGGCCACATCCCCGTAGAACCATCTGGAAATGTTCTTTCTTGGGCACCCATCGCATTTCCAAAAGTGCTTACATCGAAAGATTTTCTTGCAACGTCTGTTTCTGTTACTTGATATACAAAAAGAGCCCGATGATTAAAATCGAAATGGCGTTCATACATATACTCTAACGCTTCATCTACTCTGTCTTCGATTTGTTGTGTATCTACATTTACCTGAATAACTGGGTGACCAAGGTGACGTAGAGTATAATCAATAAATTCTTGTCTTGTGGTTACTGCCATAAAATTATTTATGAATTTTGTATAATTTTATTTCGCAGTATTTATTCTTTAGAATTATTTTCGGTTTTATTTATTGTAATTTGAGTTATTTGTATTGCTTCTGGATCCAAATTTTCTATAATTTGTTTTCTTTCATTTATAAAATTTGGATCATAATTCATAAAACCGGGCATTTTTAATGGACAACCAAGTTTTGGAAAGTCTAATTTTGAATATTCTTCACCTTCTCCTAAAAGCCAAGTACCCTTTCGATCACCGCAACCACAACCACCGCAATAATGTCTATTTGGTTGTTTGCTTTGTTTTAGGTGTTCGCAAGGAGATATTAGATCATTACCAAAACAAGACAGCACTCTTAATTTTTTAATATCAGCGTCAACTTTTTTATTTGTTATTCCTCTTGACGCATATGCCATAGCCAAAGAAATCATTTTATTGATCATAATGTTCTATTCTCAACAATAATAGACATACCAGCAGGATAAACAAATTCTTTCATAAAAGAATCATATTCCATAAATGAAGCATAGTATTGCGTATCCACTTTTATTCCAACCGTAGAAGAATTAAGAGTTTCTATATAAATTTTATTCCATGGTATTTCAAAAAGAGTAGTGACAAGATATTTTATCGATGCAGGTGTTCCTTTTATAGGATAATATTCGATGGGACATTTGATTGAAAATTTTCTTATGTTTGGCAATACTTCTTTTAATGGCTGTGCGTCAAAATCAGAACCGGGAAAATAAAAATCAGCCAAAGCCAATAAAAATATTTCATTCATGTAAATTGGTACACGAATCGTTTCCCAATTTAATTGTGCACCGTATCCATATTCTATGCTGAACAACCATCTCAAATAATTTTTTACAATAGATACCATTAAAACATTGCTGGGATCTTCTTCGTATTCTTTTAAAATCCAATTTGGGAATAGAGATTCTATTGTAAGATTATCGCCAAACCACCTCTGTCCTTCCACATCAAAAAAATCAGTTCCATAAGCAGATTTAGCTTTCAGAATTAATTCTGAAATCTTTGCTTGTTCAGAAACAGGAAGATTGCTTAAAAATAAAATCATAGACTATATTTTATAGAAATGCCAGCTACAGATCTATCATATAGATAATCTAATAATTTTTGTTGAGAAGATGAATCCAAACCAGTTACAAATATTTTAATCTGCCCCGGAGTATCACCATCATTTACAAAAATATTAGATAATGTTTCTGTACCAGAAATACCAGAAGAATTTATAGCTAACTTAAAATCATTTCTTGTTACACATCTCTCAATAGATGTTGCTCTAAACTTTAATTTTGCTTTTGCCTCAGCAAGTGATAAAACATTATATCCCCCCGCCGGAGAATCGGTTGTGCCAAATACAATTCCAGATTTATTTTGTATAAGAGAATTGTTTCCAATATCACCATTAGAACGAATACCAGTAACTAAAACTTTATAACTTGTTGTTATTTCTTTTGCTGTTGGAATGTTATTGGTTATGATATAACCAAGATTTCCATTAATAACAGAATAATGATTTTGTGACCCAGATGAATCTTTAGAAGAGCGAGTTACCTGTGTCCAAATTTCTGATTGGTTTGAACCAACTTCTATCGTTTCAAAAGTTATTGTTTCTGGATCAACGGTATATGGAATTGCTATTGATTGGGTGTTGTAGTTATAATCTGTATATGATACTACGTTACCAGCAAAAAGATTGATAGAATCGGTTGTATTTGGTGCCATTGCTTCTTTATTATAAAAGAATACTTCTGAACCATTTGGAGACACGGCAGTAAACACATCATATGCTTCTAGAGTTACGCCAGCAATAACAGTTCTTCTTGTTTTGGCGGTTTTGGTTGGTTCCAAAAGAGTGCAATGATTAGAAGCAATTCCAAGCAAAGCATTTAAAGATGTTGCAGTAGTTTCGAATGAATTCAAATAACCATATTGTGCGTAAATTCCGTTATATGCAGTAGCAGTTGCCAAAATGTTTAGTAACATATTTACTGCGCTAGCATTGTTGTTAAAATCTAGATCTTTTAAATCTTCTTGCTGACTTAAAAAAGCTGCCAAAGATTCTTTGATTTCTGTAAAATCCAAAGAAGCTACATTCAATTTTTGTAAATTATATGCCATTAGATATCAACCTCAATAAAGCAACCTGCTCTGCTCTGTTTATTTATACCATTTAGAGCAGTATAAAATACTTCAAATTGCAAGGTTGTTTCTGTAAAAGAAACAACCTTTACTTCAACATTGGTAATATTTGGAATTTTTGAAGTGATATCTGCTGCTAGTTTAACTTCCATTACGGGTATATTTCCCTTACCATCAAAGATATAGTTAAAATAATCTGATCCTAAATTTTTATCACTGGTAAGTTCACCTTTTTGAGTTTTTGCAATGTGTTCTATATATTGAGCAATTGCATTATATCCAGTAACCACAGACACATCTTTTTTACTGTTGCTAGTATTGATTTTTTTAAGAGTTATAGAAAAATCTTTGATCGGCATTTAAATATTTATGTTAAACATAATCACCGACTAAACCAGCAATTTGTGATAATGTCAATGAAGTTTCGTGTGTTCCTAGACTTAAAACGTGTTTAACTCCTATTATATAATAGTAACCTGTTAAAAATGAGTTTGTACTGTTATATGGAAATCCACTGGCATTATTTACGTTTAGATAAACAAGTTGTCCAATTTTTAAATTAAAATCACCAGCAACCGTAACCATGGCTTTTCTGCTGCTTTTAAATGCTTCTAAAAATTCTGCACGATTTACTGGAGTTTGTTTTGGTGTAGCCCAAAAAGTTGCATCATTTAAACGTAATTTTAAATATGCTTCGTATCTTGGTCTTACATCTGGACATATAGTACTATAAGGTGCATGCGGACTGCCCCAAAGACAACCCATCCAATCATCACCCAATTCATATACGTCATCTTTTACTAACTGTCCTTCATAGGACATGTCATCAAATAAAGTATCTTTTTCTAAATCTTCACTGGTTGGGAATTCACCAAACTTTATTGGTTTTGCCCCAGTCCACAAAGTATAACCGTACACAGGAATTGGTGCCCCCGGCCCCTGCTGTCCTTCTGGTACTGCGCCCTCTTCTTCGCCAATTTGTTGCAAGAAACCTAAACTTTTAGCTAAACTTTCAATTTCAGGAAATTTTTCAAAACACTCTAAAAGAGAGGCTGGGGTTCCTGTTGCACCTCTAGTAAGTTGAGCACTAGCACATTCGTAAACACCCTTGGATGTTACTGAATACTTTGCGTCTTTACCATTGTTTGAACCATAAATTTTAATTTGATCGCTCATGCACATTCTCCATCTACAATATTTTCGGCCCAGAAGTAGTTTAAATGTTGTCCTTCATAATTGGCATATACAGTATTTCCACTTTCGACCAAAAGTTGTTCAATAGGCATTCGATACATTTTTACTATATGATAAATGTCTCCACTATTTCCAAAAGTAGCCTTTGCACCTATTGGACGATATCTAAATCCACCATAAAGAGTTGGATGCCAACCGGGTGGCAAGTATGTTCCCGATAAACCTCTCTCATTCAAATTAATCGCCCAAGAATCATCCTGTGTCATTCCCGATTGTAAAGAAGAATCCAGTTCCCATTTTTCTACTTCATGAAAATAATATGTTGAACCAGAATAACCACTAGCGCCAGTTGGTCCGCTAGCACCATATGGGCTGTTAAATTTAATTTTAGACCATTGATAACGATACTTTTTAGCATCATTTAAAGTTTGTGTTGCTTTGTTATCTATTTCATATTTTAATAATGCTGCAAAAAAACTATCTTCTTCCTTGCCCATACAACACAAAGAATACATTACAAAATTTTGTAATTCTATCTTTCTAATTTTTTCTAATCGACTTTCTGCGTTTCCTATAGTATGCTTAAAAGCATCATATCTAACTTTCATAACTTTTGAAAGATTTGATGCAGTTCCACCTATAGAGATATTATCATCTTGCATATGATTTGGGTAGTGTGGATGTATTTCTGTCATATCAAACATATTTTTCCATATGTCTGTGCTATCCACAAAAGGCATAATACCAGTCAAACCCATGAATCTTAAATTTGCTATATTTTGTTCTATTCCCGGATTGTTGGATAAGTGATTTATATAATTTTCTGTGTTTACCGAATCTAAAGAATCATAAAATCCCCAATTTTTATCATAGACCAATTGATCTGCCTGTTCAAGAGCAAAAGTTGCACCAGAAGATCCTACAATTTCTATATTGTATTTTTGACCTTCATCTTGAAATTGAAATGTAAGAGCAGTTGTTGTATAATCGTCATAGGATACACCATCCATAGGGAGATTGGAGGGAACAGTATCCAAAAATTTTGGAGTCTTTCGAATATAGTAAAAGTTTTTAGATAAAAATTGATATCCCGGATTTGTTACATATGCATAACATTTTCTATATTCTTTTTTATCATTGAATTTGCGGATAACATCATCACCATCATAAATTCCAAGATTCCTATAATCTATATCTATAGTAGAAAAACTGGGATCGTTTGAAGGTACACGATAAAAATATTTAAAGTTTACTGAACCATCAAATTCAGTCCATAGCATAAAATTTGGCAAACCAACATTACTTATGCTTTCATTTGTTTTTTGTTTATCGCCTACAGAATATTCAGAGATGTAATTTAAATACTGAAGTGGATTGTCACTTGCAACTTGTTCTCTTGTAGGTATTGTATTTAATGGTTTATATAAAACATAATTAGACGCAGAATCATTATATCCAGTTATACCAAAATTTGATGTATTAAATCCATTCCCAACAGGATATTTTACCTCATTCATCGCATTTTGTAAATCTTTTTTTATTACTTCTTTTACAAAATCGTTTACTTTAAATACTTCTGGGTGTTTTAAGTTTAAATTTTTGAGCAAAGATTTTTTCTGTACATGTGTATAGTACAGATTACTAAAATATATGCCAACAAAGTTTTGCTCGGTATCTGATGCTGCGTTATTTAAATATGAAACACTAGTTATTTCAAATATCCAAAATTTTTTATTAAAAAATTCTATTTTGATTCTGTCTATTTTATACTGCAATAGACGAGAAACTATATCAAGTTTATCTTGTACTAAAATGACGCCCTTCGGTAAAAGATCAGTAACCTCTTCAACCATTTCTATTCGTTCAAACAAACATTCTGTATTTTGTTTTGTTATATCAAGCTTTTCATTAGTAGTTGAGCTATACAAAATAACAGCACTAATAGTAGAATATGCCGGATTAAAACGTGGTGAACGATTTGCCATATCAAATATAATTAGCCGTAATAAAAGAAGATTTTAGCAGACCTATTGAATCTATAGAATATGCTTTTATAACTTTTGGAGTCTCAGATATCAATGAACCAATAGTAACTTCAGTTGTTGTTTCAAGATCACCTTCAGATTTTGGTTCTTCAATACCTTTATCGATTTCACCTTTTGACCCAGCCCCACCTGTGAATTTTAATTCTAATACAACTTTACCTGTTTTGGGATTAAAACTATATATTGGTTTGCTGGATGCTGGCTGTGTTAATGTATTTACTAAATTTTTTTGTATTTCGTAGTTTCCACCAGTCCCGGGATAAAGCACGACATAATTTGATCCAGTTATACCAGAAGTAAATATTGTTCCTTCTTTTTGTTCTTTTACAAACATACTATCTGAATAATAAAAATCTTCATCGACTATTGTAAATGCTCCATTTAAATCAAAATTACCAACTGAAGAGTAAGATGCTGAATTGCCACTATTGGCTATTTGACTTAAAATAATACTACCCTTTGGAAAAACATAAGCAGTTGTGCCAGCGGTGTCACCAGAAAGAACTATATTTAATTTTGGTGCGAGTTCTTTTTTTGCTATTTCTGAGTTGATTGGATTAATTAAAAATGGATTAAAACTGTTATTTGCCAATACAAATATCCAAAAACTGTTTGGGTCTTCATATACTTGAAAAGAAGCCTCTATAAGAGTGCTTTTGTCATCAAATGTTATTGATGAATCAGGAGAATCCAATTTAGACGAATCAATATAAGTAAAAAAATCACTTATTTCAAATTTCCCAATTGTTGTATCAAAAGTTGTTTTTGGTAAATTTTCAAAATATTTCATATTAATTTCTTCCAGCAGAAATTTCAGATTTAGACCACACTGCGTTTACTCCGGGAACATATGTTCCTGTTTCAAATTCTGTAAATTGTAAACCTAATAATGTTACCGAAGACGCACCGTTTGGTAGATATCTTATTATTGGATCAGAATCATCATTCTTTTTTACAACAACTGTATTTAACACACAGACAAGAGGCTCACCGAGCCAGTTTGCTGTTAAATTTCTTTCACCACCAATTGCCACACCATTTCCACTTGTCACCACTAAAGACCATAAATTTTGTGGATACGATCTTTCTGGGAGACCGGAGGCAACTGTTGGGTATGATGCTTTTCTAAATGTTCCGCATATTCCTTCTATCTGATCAGCTTCGTATTGATTTTTTGGAACAAGAACGTATTGAAAATAATATTGCTTTCTTCCTTCAGAGATCATAGACATTTCTGCAATGTTACTGAATCTTCTATATGTTGAAGTAGCAAATACTCTTTCGTAATAGGAGAGTGCTGGCGCAGCCATTCTAGCTACCATGGAAAGAATACCGCTAACTCCAACACCACCGCTGTTTGCCAATCCAGCTCTTGTTAAAATAGGTCCGACCGGATTGCTATTACTCTCCCCATATTCGTGCTGTATCTGGTAACCCGGTTCCTTTGGCATAGGAAGGCGTATATGACCTCCTAAAGCAGATGAACGGGATATTACGCCAGACCGAGTTCTTTCTGTATTGACAAGCGAATAGGGTGCACCAAAAAAATTTAACCATAATGGTTGTTCGTTGGCATATTGGCCTGAAGGATATTCGTAATAAAGACCCATTTATAATATTTAGACAAATTACCTAAATATTTTTAATGGCCTATAAAACAAAATTTTTACCAAAAAACAAAGAAAAATATATAGGAGACGTTGAAGCAATAGTTTGTCGTTCTTTATGGGAACGATCAGTTTGTAAATTTTTTGATGAAAACGTTAGCATCATTAAATGGTCTTCCGAGGAAATAGCGGTTCCATATTTAAATCCTTTGGATAACAAAGTGCACAACTACTATCCAGAT